AGCGTGCGGAGTATTTGCAGGCGGAGGCGGTGGTGGCGCAGGAAAACCTGGAACTCCAGGTGGAGCCCCTCCAGGTCAAATAGCCGTAGGTGGAACTGGCGGCGGAGGCGATGGTGGCGTTGCTTCAGGATCTCCTGTGTGTGGAGCTATTTCAGATGGAAAAGATGGAGTTGCTAATACCGGTGGTGGTGGCGGAGGAAGCTCTCCTCCAGGTGGAAATGATGCTGGAGCAGGTGGCTCAGGAGTTTTACTTACAAAAGAATTAAATATGGCCTCAGGTATGTGGCCTCAACAAGCACAATATTCAAAAAGAGTTGCAGGCACTTGGGTTCAAGCAGAAGCTACAGCAACCGTTGATTGGCTAATCGTTGCCGGAGGTGGTGGCGGTGGAGCGGGTTGCGGTGGAGGTGCTGGTGGCGGAGCTGGAGGATACAGAACTTCTTACGGAGTTCCCGCAGCTTCAGGTACTCCTATTTCAAGTTATAATACCTATAGTGTCGTAATAGGCGCTGGAGGCGCTGGTGGAGTGCAAAGTCCACCCGGTGCTACTGGTCATGGTGCCAAAGGTTCAGATTCAAGTGTATTTTGTTTAACATCCACAGGTGGTGGATATGGAGGTAAAGGACAAGGTGGTGGCCCCGCTGGTGATGGTGGTGGTCCCGGAGGATCAGGTGGTGGACAACCAAGACAAAGTGGTGGTGCTGGTTCTGGAAATGATCCGGCAGTTCCTGCCCCATTAGGAGGTCCTCAAGGAAATCCTGGTGGATCAAATCCTAACTGTCAAGCTTCATCTGGAGGTGGTGGTGCTGGAGCTGCTGGTGGAAACGCTGGTCCCGGCCCAGCTGGTGGACCAGGTGGTGTAGGTAAAGAAAATTGTATTACTGGCTCTCCTGTGTTTTACGCAGGTGGAGGTGGTGGAGGAAAATATCCTATGACAGCTATTGTTCCTGGTGGAAATGGTGGCGGAGGTGTAGGATCTGCACAAACAATTCCCGCTCTTCCTACTCAGAATGGTTCAGCTAATACTGGTGGTGGCGGTGGTGGAGGAACAGAGAATCCTGCATTCGGACCCATTAGTCCATCATCCGATTCACCGGGAGGTGATGGTGGTTCAGGGGTGGTTATTGTTCGTGCCCCATCAGCAAGAGGATTTATAGTAACGCCATGTACAAACACAGTGAGCACTACTCCAGGAGGATGTAAAGTAGCTAGATTTACAGTATCAGGCTGTTTAACTTTAACATAATTGATATAGATCAAATTGACTTAAAAAGTTAATATGATATAAAGAAAGAGAAAGATGAATCTACATAATCATTATTGGTTTTTTAAAAAAGCAATCCCGGAGAGGATTTGTGATCATATTAAAAGATATGGTTTGTCTCTTAAAGAACAAATGGCAGTGACCGGTGGGTATGGGGATCCTAAAAGACTTAGTAAGTCTCAAACTAAAGACTTAAAAAAGAAAAGAAATTCAGATGTCGTTTGGATATCAGAGAACTGGTTATATAAAGAAACTCACCCTCTTTTACGAGTAGCTAATCAAAACGCAGGGTGGAATTTTCAATGGGACTTTTCAGAGTCCTGTCAATTTACTTATTATAGAAAAGGTCAACATTATGATTGGCATTGTGATAGTTGGGAGCATACATATAATCAACCTAATACTCCTAGTCATGGAAAAATAAGAAAACTTTCTTCAGTTGTATTACTTTCTGATCCCAAAGATTTTAAAGGTGGAGAATTAGAATTTGATTTTAGAAACTTAGATCCTGATAAAAAAAGAAATACCAGAATATGTCAAGAGGTAACTGGCAAAGGAGACATGGTAGTTTTTCCTTCTTTTGTTTGGCACCGAGTTAAACCTGTTAAATCAGGACAACGTTATAGTTTAGTTAATTGGCATTTAGGATGGCCCTTTAAATGAAAAAGAAAAAGAAAAAAATATTAGATGAAATGTGTAAAGCTTCCGATGGAAGACCTCAACCCGAACCTCTTTATACAGAACATTATTTTTCTTCTCCTATTTATTGGACCGATAAACCGGAATGGGTGAAAGGTTTCAACACAGCTTCGGATGCTTATATTAAACAAGCTCGTTTAAATAATTTAGATGAAATTAAAAAAAGAAATAAAAAATTTGGCAATAAGGGAGAACACCCATGGGTACATCATTCAACAACCTTAATAGGAGACCCTAAGTTTAAAATAATACAAGATTATATTGGGTCGACAGCATGGAATCTTTTAGATGGTCAAGGGTTTGATTTGACTAATTATTCTATATTCGTTACCGAATTATGGGTTCAAGAGTTTTCTAAAAATGGAGGAGGTCATCATACTTTGCACACCCATTGGAATGGGCATATCTCCGGATTCTTTTTTCTTAAAGCCAGTGAAAAAACATCTCTACCTGTCTTCGAAGATCCTCGAAATGGTCGTATGATGAATTTACTTCCTCAAAAAGATCCATCTAAAATAACTCAGGCTTCTCACCAAGTTAACTATCAAGTTAAACCAGGACGTTTAATTTTTTTTAATTCTTTTATGCCACACATGTATTCCGTTGATAGTGGGTATGAACCTTTCCGTTTTATCCATTTTAATATACAAGCTATACCTAATAGTGTATTAGGTATTCCATATAAACCTGCGTGGGGGCAGAGACAAAAAAATGAAAACAAAAAGTAAGATAGTGCATTTACCAAACACAACACAGAATGCTTATATAAAAACAGTTTTAGGACAACACCCTAAAAAGCTTCCCAATGATTTTGTGGAAGTTTTAATTCAAGAAAAGAAAAAGGAGTTAATGAATGCCAAAAAGACCAAAGTTTAAAGACAATGCCCCTTATAAAATTATTAAAGGAGCTATTAATAAAGAGCTAGCCTCTTTCATTTATCGTTATTTTCAAAATAAAAGAAATGTAACACGGTTCTTTTTTGATACACGATGGATATCTCCCTACGCAGAAGAATGGGGAGTGTGGACTGATGAACAAATCCCTAACACTTATTCTCACTATGCAGATTTGGTAATGGAAACTCTTCTTGAAGGATTAAAAGAGAAAGTTGAAAAAGAAACAGGATTAAAACTTAATGAAACTTATTCTTATGCACGAATTTATAAGAAAGGAGATATTTTAAAACGTCATAAAGATCGTTATTCTTGTGAGGTTTCTACGACCCTGCATTTAGGTGGCGATAGCAAGTGGCCTCTCTATGTGGACCCTACCGGTAAGACCGGACAGGCTGGAGTTCCGGTGGAAATGGAACCTGGAGACATGGTTATTTATCAAGGTTGTGAATTGGAACATTGGAGAGAAGCTTACACAGGGGAAAATTATTGTCAGGTATTTCTTCATTATAATAATATAAAAAATAAAGAAGCTAAAGCTAACAAATATGATTCCCGTCCTTTGCTAGGATTACCAGCCTGGTTTAAGAATTTCCAGTTGCCTTCTAAGAAGAAATAAGGTATATTTAAGACTGGCGTGGGGGGTTCTTTCCACCACAAAGGTCTTCTGCGCCTACTTACAATCATATTGATATTCACATCATTCTAGTATAATTATAATCAAAGAGATTTTTATGCTACAAAAGATAGGCTTTTTACCTGGTTTCAATAAACAAGTTACACCCACAACTGCTGAAGGACAGTGGATTGCAGGGGATAATGTACGTTTTAGATATTCCACCCCTGAAAAAATTGGTGGATGGGCTCAATTAGGGGACGATTATTTAACCGGACCTGTTAGAGCGTTGCACCATTTTGTTGACAATACCGGAATTAAATACGCGGCCCTTGGAACAAATAGAATTCTTTATGTCTATTCTGGTGGTGTGTTTTACGATATTCATCCTTTAGTTAATCCCTCAGGTACTGCTATTACCAATGCCTTTAGTACTACTAATGGAGATGCAACAGTGACTCTTACTTTTAGTGGAGCTCATGGTTTTGTAGTGGGAGATATTATTTTATTTGGGGGCACCAGTACCTTTACTGCTATAACAGATTCTAATTTTGGAGCTTCAGATTTTTGTGATAAAAGATTTATGGTAACTACCGTTCCTACTACGACTACTCTCACGATTGAAATGCCAAGTAATGAAACAGGATCAGGAGCAAGTACTTCTGGTGGCATTACTTATTATAGATATTATCATGTAGGACCTGCTCAACAATTAGGAGGGTATGGTTTTGGAATTGGTCAATATGGAGGAACTGTATCTGGGGAACTTACAACAACTTTAGATGGAGCTTTAGGAGATAATGTATATGGGACTGGAGGATCAGGAACTTCAATTACCCTAGCAGATGCTACAGGATTCCCATCTTCAGGAACATCTTATATTCAAGTAGGGACCGAAGAAATTTCATATACTGGAGTTTCAGGAAATGATTTAACTGGTATTACCAGAGCCGTTAGAAACACCACTCGGGCAGCTCACTCAGATGGAGCAACCGTAACCAACACGACTGATTATGTAGGTTGGGGTTCAGCAGCTTCTGGAGACTTTGTAATTTCACCAGGCTTATGGAGCCTAGATAACTATGGAACTAAATTAATTGCTTTAATTGTAAACGGAAGCTGCTTCGAATGGGATTCCGCAACTTCAAATGCTACAGCTGTTCGAGCAACAGCTATTAGTGGAGCACCGACTGCTTCAAGAGATGTACTAGTTTCCACACCCGATCGTCACTTAGTGTTCTTCGGAACTGAAACTACTATTGGAGATACAACAACTCAAGATAACATGTTTATTCGATTCTCTTCTCAAGAGGATATTAATACTTACACACCAACCGCAACGAATACCGCAGGTACACAAAGACTTGCCGATGGTTCTAAAATCATTGGAGCTTTAAGAGGTCGTGATGCCCTTTACATTTGGACCGATACTTCTTTATTCACTATGCGTTTTGTAGGTGCACCTTTTACATTTGCTTTTGACCAAGTAGGTACCAACTGCGGATTAATAGGAATGAATGCTTCCGTAGAAGTAGATGGTGCTGCATATTGGATGTCTGAGAATGGTTTCTTTAGATATTCTGGTAAATTAGAATCAATGGATTGTTTAGTCGAGGACTATGTTTATGATGATATTAATACAACTTCTAATCAATTAGTTTATTGTGGATTAAATAATTTGTTTGGAGAGATCATATGGTTTTATTGTACAGAAGGATCGGATGTAGTTAATCGAATGGTTTGTTATAACTATATTGATTCATCATCCCAACGAGGAATTTGGACGACAGGTTCTTTAAATAGAACAACGTGGGCAGACTCAGCTGTCTTTGGTAAGCCTCATGCTACTCATTATAATATTGATGGCACTCAAGCCTCAACTGAAAGCACTTTTGTGGGTGGTAATACAGAAGGGATTTCAACTTACTATGAACACGAAACTGGTAATAATCAAGTTAAAGGTGGAGCAGTTACTGCTATTACTTCTAATATAGAATCTGGAGATTTTGATATTACTCAAGATCAAAAACAAGGGGTAACGTTTAGAGGAGATGGTGAATACTTCATGTCAATCAGAAGATTTATCCCTGACTTCTTGACGCAGACCGGAACAACCCGTATAACATTATACTTAAGAGACTATCCGAATCAAAGTCAGGTTAGTTCAACTCTTGGTCCTTTTGATATTACATCTAGTACCACGAAACAGGATACAAGGGCTCGTGCAAGATCAGTGGCTTTGAAAGTTGAAAATACGGCTGTTAATCAAGATTGGAAACTAGGAACTTTTAGGTTAGATGTTCAAGCTGGAGGAAGAAGGTAATGCCTTTTAAATCAGAAAAACAAAGACGATACTTATGGGCCAACGAGCCAGAGATTGCTCGTGACTGGACCGATACTTATGGTAGTGGAATCCATAAAGCTTTAGGGGGAAGAATTCCTTTTGCTGAAGGATCAAAAAAAACTTCAGTAGTAGAACGGAATTTAGCTAATAAGAAGGCGGAATTAAACTTTTGGGAAGAACAAAAAGATACACCTGAAAAAGAAGAAAAAATAGCTCAAATACAAGCTGACATTGATAGACTTAAAGGAGATATAGGCACAGCAGCCGATACACTATTAGGATCGGGTGAAGTCCCAACAAAAGGAATAACATCTAAAATTCTTGAATTTATTTTGGGTAGCCCTGCTGAAGGATCAATATCTACAGAGCAGGAAAGAATTGCCTTAATGGAGAGTATGAAAGGAACTACAGCGGATCCTGATTTTTTATATAGTCCAAGAGGAAGTCAAGGAATTATGGATCCATCTCTTGTACAACCACATGGAT